ATCATCTCGTGGTCTTAAACGTCTAGCACAAAAAGGAGCACTTGCTGAAATTGCTACCACCACTAGTATTGATGCTGTGGTAAATTTAGGTATGGAATACCTGTATCAAAATGGATTGATAGAGTTAGGTGTTCGTGACGATTATGATAAGTTTGCTATGGGTATTGCTGCTGTAGGTGCAGTGGGTATTGGGGGTCTTCAAGCAGGTAAGATTGTACTTAGAGGTGAGTCTAAGGTAGATGCTCCATCTGTATCTGTAACTCAGCCAGAAGCTAAAGATGTAATGAAAGAGCTATCTGAGTCTATACGAGAATATGTAAATACGCAGGTGCCAAAAAGTGGGACTTGGACTAAAAAAGTAAAAGGTGGTGTAGAACTTAAAGATCTTGACACAGACTTTTTTGTAGATTTACTTCTTGGTCATGTAGACGATGAGGGTAACGTTGTTCTTAAAGGTCTAGCTCAGATTGCACAAGAACGTGGACTTGTGTATATTTCAAGAGGAGAAGGCGATCTTTATAGTAACTGGATGGCTGATGTAATTAAACAATCAGATCCAAAAGATATAAAGACTTTTATTAAAGCTTTTGAAAAATCCACTGGTAATAAACTTAAACAAGCTAAGACTCTTACAATAGAAGACTTTGCTAACACTTTTGCACTTAAAATGAACGCCTCTGCTAGAGTTCTTAATGCAGCATCTCAGGGTGCAAAGTTAAACGGTACATCAGTTAAAGATGTGCAAATAGCTGAGATGATAGACACAGCTTTAGATTTAGGGTTTTTAAAAGGCGATACAAAAACTGTATCAGAAGGTCTGTCAGACAAACTTCCAGACTTTATTCGTAATAATCAAAATAGATTAATTAGGTTACTTGTATCTAACCCATCTACTAGTGCTCTTAACATGATTGGTTGGGGTGCTAATGCAGGTATAAATACAGTATCTGATATAGCTTTAATGACTGTTCACGCAGGTAGAGGGACATTAGCTAAAGCTATTGGTATGGAAAAAGCAGGAGAAAAATCTTATAAAATTGCAAGAAGTTTACTGGACTCTAATTACTTTCGTGTAAGATTATTATTAGATCCTGATATGACCTATGCAGCATTTGAATCAGCCTTAACAAGAAACTCAAAAGCACTACAAACACTTGCAAGCACTTTACCAGGTGGTATTGATAATGTAACTAGACTTATTACAGATGGTAAGTTTACACCTAATCAAAAACTTATTGGTGAAAAAGTTGAAGATGGTGTAAATTTAATTCAAACATTATCCTTTGTTAAAGCTCAAGATAACTTTACTAAGTCCCAAGAGTTTATTTTTCAAATGGATAAACAGTTACGACTTGTAACTGGTAAAGGTTGGTCAGAGTTTTATAACTGGAAAGACGCTGCCAAGTTTATGTCTACAAAGGCATACACAGAGATAGAGACAAAAGCTGTCAATAAAACTTTAGAAAATATTTTTTCTAAATCTTACAAAAGTTCAGGACTTGTTGGTGAAGTTGCAGGAATAATCGAAGATGCAAGAAATATTCCTGGTATAGGTTTGCTTATACCTTTTGGTAGATTTTTTAACAACACAGTAGACTTTGGATTACAAGCATCTGGACTTGCAATTGCAGGTAAAGCTGCAGGTAAGTATTCGGATAAATCCTATGGAGAACTTTTTACTAAGGCAACTGTATCTTGGAGTCTTGCCTCACTTATGGTGCAGCAAGAAAGAGAAGATAGAAAAGCTGGATTAGGGTTATATCAATCGTCTATAGGTGGAGAGGTTGTTACTAGGCAATATGACTACCCTGTTTCAGCATTTAAAGCTGCAGCTAGAGTTGCTTCATATTGGATGGATGGTGAAGAACCACCTAGTGAGTTACTTAAACAAGTTTCACGAGATTTTACTTTACAAGGTCTCCTTAGAAATTTAGACAGAACTCAGGAAGATGTTGCTGGAATTTTCTTTTACATGTTTCAATTAGATATGAAAGAATCTTGGAGAGCTTTTGGTAGATCTTTTGGAGGACTTATTTCTCAACAAGCAGCAGCTATGACACGTTTTGTAGAGCCTGTAAATACACTAGCAGGTATTGCAAGAGGTGAGCAGGCTAGACCTATCGACAGGTATCAGGGGAGTAAACTTTATCACGATTCTACTCGTTATTTAGATAATATTATACCTATATTTACTGGAAAACCAAAAGGAGAAACACTTAAACAAGCAGCTATAGGTGAGGCTGATATTACATCTACAAAGTCTTTAGGTATAAGACCAATCAGACTTACAGATACTCAACGTGTAATGAATATGTTAGGCTACGACACTTTTAGTTTAAACGCTGCAAGAAAAATTAGAATGCAAGCACCAGAGGCTGCTAATGAATATAATGGTATACTGTTTGATATTATTGAAGCTAAGTCTTCAGCTCTTATGGATAGTAAAGCTTTTAGAAATGAACCGCTTGAAAGACAGAGACTTTATTGGACAACAGAAATATTACCTGAAGCTAAAGAATTAGCTAAAAGTTTTTTATACTTACAATATTCAGGACCACTTGATACGATAGATTTACAATACGAACTGTCAAATAAATACAGCAATAAAAAAATTGATGACGCTGTAAAAGAACTAAACTTTGATGGCAATATAGGAGATATGACTAGAGCCGAACTTTATGTATTAAAAGAATACCTTTCAACGGTAGATCAGATACAAAGGCTCAAAATTCCTGCGGAGGTTGGAGCAAAACAATACAGAAGGTAAACAAAAGGGGGCTAAACGCCCCCTCTTTTTTATGTATCATCTTCTAACATATAGTCTGCCCAATCATACGATGCCTTTCGTATTTCTTCCATTCTCCAAGTCTGTCTACCTGATGCGATAAAACCACCCATAGCTTGACCTGCTAAGTATAATCGAGGTGTTAATTCTTTTACCTTAGCAGGTTTACGTTTTTGTCGAGCAAACTTTTTAGCTTCTTCTTCGAGACTCTTTGTCAAGTACTTGCTCCTTGTTTTTGAAGTAGGCTTTGTTAAAGCCAAACTCCCAGTCCCTATACTCTTTAGTATTTTGAGGATAGGGATTAGTTAGGTTTCCTACTAAGAAACCTCTGTAGCCTTGATTAAACGGCTTGGCTACTTTCGCTTTTGTAGTTGAATTAGTGCGTCTAGATACCATTGTGCTTTCTCCAAATCTTGAACACCATTTTTATATCTCCAACGGTGAAGATACTTTGCAACATTACCTCTATAATAGCCTATCAACTCTTCATCTGTCAAAAAGTCTTCTATATATTTAATACACTCTATTGTGCCTTGACCGTAGTGTTGAGGCTTTTTTACTGGGTCATAGTCATTACCCATAGTCAGTGTTGTGGAACTGTCTGAGTCAACGGTTAGTGTAGCTATTGCATCATCTACATTTATCATAATGTTATTAACTCCGCTTCTTGATATGGAATGTGAAAGAATGTTTCACCTTTTGGGATTCTTCTACCGACAGCAACCTTGAGTGTGTCATCTGTCATAAGAGTATCTTTTATACGCCATGCTTTATCCATAAATTTATTTAAGACGTAAAAGTTTAACACTCCATTTTGATCTTTATATTTTTCAACAAGTCTCCTTTTTCTTCCTGGGATTCTAATCTCAGCCCAGTGTTCAGGCCATTCGTCTTTCCAAGATGACTTAACTTCTACTTCATTAAAATAGGTAAACCCATCTTTTGTAGAAACTATATCAGCATCAAAAGTTTCTTTGTCTTTAACAATAGTGTGACCTTTTGATATTAGATAATCTGATAAAGTTTTTTTCGATGGTTCATCTACCAGATCGTAAATGTCTTTTCTAAAAGGTCTAACGTGAACTTGCATACTATGCTCCTATATCTACTATTTCACAAACGTCACCAGTACAAGCAAAGGTTTGGCTGCTCGCAGTAGTGTCTTCTTTTTCATACTCTGAAAGCTTTGCCCAGTCAATACTTTTTGGCATTATTTTTGATAATTTTTTATAATCGTCTTTTGTGCAACTCTGGTATGGAGCCTGTTGGTAAGTATGCTCGTTGTAAGGTAAGAAACTTACTCCAGACATCTCATCAAAATGCTCGTAAACAAATGCACCTACTTCAAACCATTCATCCTTTCTTACATTAATTGTTACACTTGGTTTATGCTCACACCAATGTCTTTGATATACTAGCCATGTTTTTAATTGTTCGATAGCTGAGACATTGTCAGTGACAACTGCTCCTTGAGGAGCTTTAACTGGAAATGAAAATACAGTTGTTTGATCTGGCTTAAATACATCAGGTTCACTTGGTATACCTTGATCTTTCATAAAGGTAGTAAGTGGATCTTTGTTATCACCTCGTACAGTTCTTATGTAGTGTGGTGAGTGACGTGGATGTATACCTGATGCTGAATCAACAAGCTGTGATACAGTCCCACTTGGCTTCACACAGGTGATTGCTGCACTTGTTGGAATGCCAAGGCTGTTAGCCCAATCAGAATTAGTCCGAACAGCAACTTCTCGTAAATGTTCAAGAGTATCCTCCAATCCTTTGTTTTTGGTAGTTAGTAATGAGTTATCCATTATCCCTGTGAGAGACACACCGAGCAATCGTTCTTCTTCGGTATTTCGCTGCCACACCTTTCGCAGATATGGGAACTTAGTATATTGGGACTGAATCGTTCCAAGTATTGTTGCAAGCCTGACTTTTCTAGCAATAGAATCCACATCGTCAGTAGCCCTGACAACAACCTCTGTAAGATTGCAGAACTGATACGGCCTAAGAATGATTTCACTACAGGGATTAGTTCCAAAGTCATAGTCAGGATCACGTCTCCCATTTTTTGCAGCTTGATTTTTAGATGCTTCCCTATTGAATACACCACGTTCTCCACTTCCTGATTCTACCAGTGCCATCCACTCACGCATGAATGATACACTGTCTGGTTTCTCTGTATAAGAAACAGAGTTATTTGCTAAAGCTCTTTGTGGATTGTTGTCCCACCAGTTGCCTGATTTAGCATGACGCATTCTGTCATCTGACAAGTTAGATAAACTTATCATTGCAGATCTACGAACACCACCTACTACGACAACCTCACCAATCTTACACATCAGATCGTGACACTCAATTGATGATAACCTACGTCCTTGTGCCTCCTTAAATATGCTCACTGAAAAGTT